AGCATAGTCATAAATTATACTAGCAACTTCTTTACCATCTAAATTTAACCAATTATGATGATTTTTAAGTATATATTCTATAACTTGTCCATCAAATGAAAGATTATTATAACCAATATGTCTTTTAACCTGTTTTAAATGCTCTACAAAAGCTTTTAATTCATTTTTATACTTACATATTATAAACCTAGAAACTTTCTTAGAATCAATATTAAACCCTACATAGCTATATAAACTACGCAGGGTTTCAATATCATATACTTCTACCATTAATTAGTTTTTTTAATTCGTGAATTACATTTATTACTAAACCTGATTTATTACTATATCCTGTGGTATCTAATTCATCAATAATATCATTAATACTTAAACAAGGTTTATTCATTAATACATATTCTTCAGCTGCTTCTTTAGTTGAAAACCATAATCTAAAATGTTCTTTATTACCTTTTTGGTCATAAATTAAATTAGGTCTTCCTTCATAAGTTAATATATTCCAAATACAATCTTTATTATGAAATCCAGGAATTATTAATTCATAAAAAGTATCTCCAACAAACACATCTACTCCATCTTCTGTAGTAAATAATGGTTGTTTGATATGTTTAAGATATAATATATTACAACTATATGGTGATGTTTTAGTACCTGTCATACAATAACCTTCTCTAGTTATAAATATATTAGTAATAATACCATATTTACAATTATCACCAATAGTAAATATTTCACCATCTGATAAACGTTTTACTGAATGAATTTTATTAAGTCTATCTTTTAATAAACTATTAATATATTCATCACCATAACCTCTCATATCACTTAGTCTATTATCATGAATAGTTAAACTCAATATCTCATAATCCTTTTCAATTACTTCTTCCCAGAATTCAGGTTGTTTATGATAATCTCCTTTATAATTATCATACATTTCCCAAATATATCCTAATTTAGGACTACCTGGATATGTTTTAATCAGTTTGTATTTTTTCATCTTCTGAATTATTAGCTTGTTTAACTTCTTCAACAGCATCTACAATAGCTTCATTAAGCTTTGCTTCTTTCTCCTGTTGTAATTTATCAGATATTACTTCAAAACATGCAGTTCTATAACTACCTCCTAAAATAGGATATAATTCTTTTAGTTCTTCTAAAGAAAGTTTTGAGTATTCATCTACTTTTTTATAGAATGCATTGTTAATTCTTGTAATATCATCTTTAGTGTATCTAGCTTTTACACCAACACTTTTCTTAGTTCTTTTCATATTTTAATTTGTTATTTAATACACCACTGATAATAAAAAGCCTACAAACACTGTTTAATAATGTTTATAAGCTGTTTATATGTTTAATTGAATTTTTGATTAACTACTAATTCATCAGTTGCTTCTTGTCCCCAAGCTGATAAAATTAAATAGTATTTAGTATTTTCAAATAATACAGGTTGTAATACTACAGGGTCAGGAATTTCAATTTTAGATATTTTGAAATCTTTAATTTCATGTTTATCCATATTAAAATCCTTTAAGGGTGCAGCTATTTCTAATTTACATTCACCATATTCAACATCATAATGATAATCCATATCTCTATTAGGACTATAACTTTTCATTCTAGCATAGCTCATAATTTCAATTGAAGGATTTCTATTATCCCAACCAAGAAATAATCTTGAGCTAAAACAAGCTTTATCAAAGTTATCAATTTTAAATGATGCTATTTCTGCTAAGTTTTTATCAGGTACAGTACCAATGTATTTATCAATAGTACCATATACTAAACTATATTTAGCACAAATCTTTTTAACTGAATCTTCAGTAATGAATTTATTGTTTGGATATTTCATACTAAAATAATTAACAGCTTTTGTAAGTTGTTCTTTATTAGCATTTTCATGTTTAATTGCTTGCAATCTAGCAATTTCAGCTACAGCTTCTTTACATTCTGCAGTATTAATAAATCCTAAAGCTTTAAGCTTCTCATATTTATCTAATAATGGTTGTAAATTAGTATCAGTAGATGTTAATATCTTAGCATCAGCTAATAATCTATCTACCTCTGTATAAAATGTTTCATGAATTTCATCAATAATTTCATTTGTAGTTTTACCTTTTGTTACAACTTGTTCAATTGTATTAGTATTTACAACACTTGATGTAAACGTAAATCCTAAGTTTTTCAATAGTTTCATGTTAATTGTTTTAATTCATTAATAATATCATCTGATTCTTGTTCACCTACATATTTTAACAATACTTTTTCAATAATTTCAATTGTTAATCCATTAATAGGTACATTAGATGATTCTTGTTTAGGTTCTGCTTTAGGTTGTTTATAACCTGTCATTACAGCAAATTCTTCAAATGATAAACATACAGGTTTACTACCTTTTTTAATAGTCATATTTTCAATTATACTAGGGTTACCATAACCTGTAACATTTGAACCTAATATATGAACTAAATGATATTGTTTACAGTCTGATAAATTCCAACCATGAATATCATATAAATCACCATACGTTTTAACTAAATCAATTTCTTCATCAGTTACAGCTTTAGGTAGATAAAAGTTTATATTTAATTTCTTCATGTTTTATAAAATTTAAATGTGTTTCTTCTAAATTGAGGATTGTAAGGTGTATTAGCATAACCATTTCTTACACAATATGTGTAATTATGTTTAGTAAATTCTCCTTCATTAAACCTTGCTTCAATTTCTAACGGTGCTCTATCATAACCATATTTAAGTATTTGATATACATATAATAAAAGCATTGGTAATATACCATATCTTTTAAACTGTAACCAATGTACATATTCATGGTCTATGAGATTATCCAATTTTGCATCAGATTGTAAAGATTTATTAATAATGATACCATATAATGGAAATACAAATCCATTGAATCCAAACGTATTCGTCCAATAATGTATTTTTGGGTATTTTTTGTCTTGTATTTTAAAGAATGATTCATAAATTAAGTAGTAAAATAGTAATATTGTTCTCATTGTTTAGTTAATTTTGGTTTTTAATTGATTAATTTTAAAATTATTAGCCGTATTACTTCATACTGTTACACATCAGATGCTACTAATAATTACTTTTATTCGAGTTTCTTTTTAAATCTGGTACTCATACCTACTTCTAAAGTATATAATTTACCTTTCTGGTATGCATCTTTCATATTTTCAGAATGAGTTCCTAAAAATAAATGGTTTGGGTTTACACATTTCGTATTATCACATTTATGACAAACATATAGTTTTGAATTTTCTATTTCACCATATTGTAATATATAAGATAATCTATGAGCATCAATTAATTTACCATTTCTTTTAATTGTACCATATTTACCTCTAAATGCAGCATTCCATTCCCAACATTCTTCTAGATTATTAGTTTTATTAACTTTACTCCAGAATCTTTCTTCAATTTTATTTTTCATATTTATTGGTGGAGGTGCCCGGATTCGAACCGGGGTCTTATTCCCACATATTTATAACTTTCTACATGTTTAGCTAATCTATTTCTTCTCATAGCTGAATATTACATTTACTCCTAGCGTATAAAATGTACAAAACATCGCTCCGTAGTTTTAAGACTTTTTACGCACCGTCTTTCCTAAATTAGGCTGCTTCCAGCTCTAACTCTACTGCTTTAGGAGCAGGTGTGAATTGAATCACTTTTGCAGAAGTAGCTTTTACAACTGATAGAACATCTGCGATGCCTCCCACCTCGTTGGTTATTACACATTTGTCAGTTAAGACTTGAAAACATAGATTAAAGTGATAGTTAACATCTCACTACATGCTTATTATAAATTGTAAGGTAATCAAGTGCCAAATCACCCCCTGGAGCTCAGATTTATTATATCCGTAAACATTTAGTACTGAGCAAACTATTCAGGAAATATCGATTTGATTCGACATTTGTGGTATCTTAATTAATTTCAATATGTATTACACCATCTAATTTAGTGATTTTAAATCCATCACATTCTTCAATATTAGATGTTACTACACTCTTAATTCTTTTTGGTTTATGTTTATCCTTATTTTTCATGTTTATAAATGTTTAATTTGTTTAACTTGTAACTCTTTTTCAGATATGAATTTCACTGTAGGAATCTCATATTCTGCATTTAAAGCTTTTAATTTATCAAGATACTCTTTACCTTGATATTTAATTAAAGAAGCTGTAAGAGCAATTTCTTGCTTAAATTCAGCCTCATTAATATTGTGATCTATGTTAGTTTGTACTTGAGTCATATTATTTAATTTAAGTTGTTATTTGTTAATTATTGGGGTTGGTTAGTTAAAGTATTAATATTATGATAGATATTATAACAATACCAATAATTAAATAATACTTATCTTGGTCTATTTCAATCATTTCTATTTTAGTTAATTACTTGTTGGGTTAATAATTTAAAAGCATTTGTTTAAGTTTAGCTATCTCCCTTTCCTTTTCAGCTAGTTGCTCGGTTAGGTGTTTTGTAACTTTTAAAAAATTATAAACTTGTGTTGAAAAATCACCATCATCAATTTTATCATCTATCCAATAATGATATGCGTGTTCAAATTTATCTATCGTTTCCTTATCCATTTTACTTTGTTTTAAATAACCTAGTAGTTTATTACTAGGTTATTATTTGTTAGTAATGATCAAATTCTACAGCAATATGTTTACTACTTTTAGTTAATATACCTATAGCTGATGTTGGTCCATTATATATACCATATTGAGTATTATGAACACTATCTATCATTACACAATTAGTATTAAATGTAAATTGTGTAAATCTATACATTAATGTATCAGGATTAATACCTGTTGGTACAGGTTTATAATATTTAATGAATTTTAAATACATTAAACCTGGATTAGTAGTTCCTGTAGTGTTAATCACTGTATCAAATAATGGATTATGAGCAGGTATAATTCTATACCAACCTTCAGCACATGCTCCATATTGAGAACAAGGAGTAACTGTTTGTTGAGGTAATACCACTGCTTGTGGTTCAATTGTTGTTTTTTGACAAGAAGCTAATAACATTGTTATTGCTCCTAATAATAAGAATAATTTTTTCATTGTTTTAAGTTTTTAAGTATTAATAAATGTACTATAAGTAGGATTATACACTAACCACAATGTATAATCCCCTTACAGCTTAACCAATCACCAAAGTATACTATTTACGTGGTATACAAGCACAATGGGTTCTATAAATCTAAATATCCATATATTGGTTGCTGTATCACTACAGTCCCTAATTTAAAACAAACAAATATGACGCAGATTAAAACGTATTTTAATATATCATATATAGATTTATAGAATGGGGTAAACTATTAACAATTGTTGAGTATGTTTATAAATAAATTGTATGGTATTCTGACCGATAGACATATATTAATATATGTTGTTACGGGATGATTAACCGAATTTATAAATAGTACCTTGCAATTAATGTTAATAGTTTAGAGGTAATAGTAGGAATCGAACCTACGAATCTTCAAGCTTTACACTTGGTCTTATCCCTTGGATTCGGGTGTTTTACCAACTAGACTATACTACCTTAAAATAAAAGCTCTACTACATTATCATAGAGCTTTTATTATTTATATTAAACTATTACTAGTTTAATGCATCTACTTGAGCTTTTGCAGCAACAGAAGTACCTACAATCTCATTGTTATGAGCAATTAAGGTATCTGCTAACTCACAAGTAGCATCAAATTCGGTTTTGCGGTAAATTTGTTTACCATCTAAAAGACATGGTTGTGCATTTTCACCACTACCAGCCATTTTAGGTTTGAAACCTGGTCCTTCAGTTAAAGATTCTGTAACTACTACATTACCTTTAATTTCCATACCTTCTTTATAGAAACGGCCATTTTTCTCCCATGCTTCAACAGACATAGCAATTAATGCTGATTGTCCACGTTTAACACCTGCATTTCCATATGCAAATGATAAATCAATTTCTGCTGGGTTTTCTACTCGGATATAACCAAATGGTTTACCATTTTTATCCAATTTAGGAGTTCCATCTACATTTTTAGATTGTACGAAGATTTGTCCTGCTAATGCTGTTAAAATTACTTTTTTCATGATTTCTAATTTTTAATTGTTTAATTTTTGTTTATTTAATTGTTTATTTGAGTTTATACATGATTACACACATGTAGGATGTGATTTAATAATAGATTTTATACTAATTAGAGATATTTTTGCGATACTTTAGATAGCATTCTGTTGTCTAATTGTTCAATCTTATTATTTAATATTTTTCTGGTTTATCGTCTTCTAGTATAAAATATACTATAATAACAATCATTAATATACCAAGCATATTATCTGGTTTTAAATGTTCTGTACATTGGTCTTACTTCAGGAGCTTTAGCAGCTACAACTTGTGGTAAAACATCAGACTTTGGTCTAATAGCACCTAACCAACCTTTAAATACTGGTATTGTTTGTCTTTGAGAGTTTTTACTCATATTATTTATTTTTAATTACTAAACATAATATATAACTATGCATTGGTATAAGAATCAACCATTGAATTAATATACTTATTATATCAATATATAATAAAGGATTTATTAATACTATAAGTAAACATATAATATTTAATAATAATAATGTTATGTTAATTTTTGATATATTATTTAATATGTATTGTTTCATTATTTATACTTTTTAAATGTTTGTAATTTACCGTTATATCTAATACTACCTGCTAATATTCTTGTATTAGAATTACTAGTTAAGGATATACCTGATATAATATACCAATTATCATAAGGAGCATCTGTATCTACAATAATAGCTTTTGTATTAGTATTATTATATGATACTGATATTTCATATTGATTACTATAATCTAAGTATAATACAAACTTATTAGATACTTTAATAGTACTTAATAATCCTGTATTGTAATTAACTATATTTAATACATATGATGTATCGCTGATTTCTTTATTATCAACTAGAATAGATAAATCTAATTTGATTTTACCCTTATCTAATTGTTTTAATTGTGATTTAGTTTTGAACATATTAGTATCAAAACCTTGTTGTGCAAATGCACATGCTGAGAATAAAACTACTAGTAATCCTATTACTAATAATCTAATTTGAATTGATTGTTTCATGATTGTTTAATTGTTTAATTGTGAGTTAATAAGTAAATTGTTAAGTTTGTTGTTAATAATTGTTTTGATAACCATGTATTACCTATAATACATATAACATTATCTTTGGTTAATTGTTGATACATTGGTATGTTGTTTATAATTGTTTAATTTGTTTATTATTTAGTTTTAATTAGTTAATCATCGTCTAAATCATCATGTGAACATACACAATTATACCATATTCTCCCACAATTAGGACAATAATCTGATTTAGATATAGTTAGATTTAATAGTTTATTTTTCATATTTAATTAGTTAATCTATCCCAATACCCACAAACATTAATAAAACCTTATCTCACCATAATGTGTTAGAGTTTTGCTTAGTTAATGATTTACAGTGGAATATTGGAATAGATGTTAATTGGATGTATGATAATCAGCTCAATATAGTCCCGCGATGTCTTATGTTGGTCGTATAGAGCACATATTATCATACAATATTGTTAAGCAACGGCTTTATTCATTTCTTTTCTAATCATATCCATTCTATCATCATCTGATAATACAGGTACAACTTTCTTATTTACATAATCAGTTTTAATACCTAATTCTTTATATACTTTAGATAATCTTTGATTGATTGTTTCAGTATATATAGGTAATGGTTTAGATTGTAATCTTGGTCTTTTAGTTTTGGTTATAGTATTTTCCATGGTTAATTGGTTTAATAGTTATTAAATAAAGAATAAATGGCTGAGAATTTGACCATTCTTACAAGAAGTTTTCACGTAGATTTCTCTAGTAATTCACACTAACTTTGTTAGTATCTTGTATACAGATGGGTTTAAGTCCCACAACTACTCTATTGTATCTTATAATTTACTCCTTTCATAACATATCTCTTGGAAGAGTTCAATGTATCCCTACATTTATATGCATATTACTTGTTTCAATTCTCCTAATCCCTTGCGAGGATTTTGGGCCATTATATTACAAATGGATAACTGTATTTTAAATACAATAGGTGTAATGCTTTTGCTGAGTTATAATTAATTAACAATTAATTTTAGTTCTCAATAACCGATTAGAATGTGTGATTACACTCTGTAACATGCTAACTTTTGATTAGTTTAGTCACAAACACATTCTTATTTTCCCCTGTCACAGGTACTCAATTTACTTCTGTCTATATTCCTTGTATTTCTAATTTAGTTCTCAGGCTAAACTGTTATTTGAGATAACACAAGGAGTAAAATAACATTTTCATCAATAACTCTATACGCTTGACGAGCATTTGGAGTTAAAGCAATACTAGATTGTCGACATTACTGTCCAAGTTGAGATGGTTGATCCCAACATATTATACTATCTACTCTGCCCGAGTATACACCATATAATATTATAGTATTGATTTTCTTATGAACTGATATATTGCTATATCAACGCATATACTCTTGAGAGGGTATACACTTTCCTACTTTATGAATTCAGTAGTTATTCTAACGAGGAGAAATCCCCCGTGTAATATTAGTTTGGTCTATTTGAAGTTATCTCAAGACTACTTATCTCTCAAGCCACGTAAAGGCTATTACAAATGAGAGTAATTAAGGCTTTAGTTTATTCTCCGAAGCAATATATAAGTTATGCTATAGCATCTTATATACACAGAGAGTTATTACCATTTAATGATAATAACATGTTAGCAGCTTACTAACTTAGAATGTTGAACAATTTAAAGACCATTTAACATACAATTGCTGTCTATAATAATTAGAATGTGCCAGTTGTAATCATACACCAATTCAATCCTTTCTAATTATAATATCAATAAATGAAATAACCGTACAACTTTTCATTTAATAGTTTTTGTAAATAAATACTGGATGTTATCATATCCTGATACAGGAGCATATTCTACATTTTATTGTCTTTTGAAATAGCTTAGACTAGCACTAATAGATTACTATCATTCTGACCTGTGCAGGGCGATCACTATTCTTTATTTCAAGTGTCTTTGAAAATCCATAGTTCTTTACACTGTTGTGTTACTGAACTTTAAGCATTGTAAGTGTGTTTCTTATATAGGATTGTTATAGGTAATAAAATTTACTACCCTTCCGTTTTCAAATCTTCAAGTGCTTCAATAACATCGTCTGGGTCTGGCAATTCATCCCAATTTCGTGTATCTCCACAAGTTACACAAGCACCATAATAAGGAGTGTGGTCACGACAATGTGGTTTAATCATTTCTTTAATTTTGTTGATACACTCATCAATAATTTTGTTTCTATCTTCCATATTCGTAAATTTTACATACCTATAACAAAGTGTAAAAAACATTAAAACGATTTTTTACACTCAACCGATATAAGAAATGATTAACTCCCACCCAACTTGTTTGTTTTAATTCCCCAAGTTGATACGGAATATAGTTTTAATGATTAATAATAATGTGTAATATACCTAATACTAGATATAATGTAACTAATATACTAGCTAATAGTAATGTTAGTTTTTCAGATGGTTTCCATTTCATAGGTTAATATTGTGCTATATAATAATATAGATTATATGTTTTGATGATTGTTGAATAATGAGGAATATGTGGGATGTGATACAGTGTCACACCAATCTCCCCGCAAATCCTTATATATCAACGGATTAGCTTAATTATATTCTCCATCATCAGGATAATCCTTATACATTTTCCATACAGACCATGTTGCAAGTGATACACTAGCTATAATTATAATAGCAACTGTTATAATGAATAATATCATAGTATTTAATATTTGTTGTTTAATAATAAGGACACAATTATGTAAGGTGGGTGTTTGGGTTTAACAATTACAACTGATAGTATAGGGAATAGACTATTAGCAAATACAATATATAATTTCCTTGTTCACAAGTTTGTACTTACCAGAGCTGCATTCATCGCAGATTAGAGTTACTATCTTTAATTACTTAAGTAATTTGTATCCTGTAAGTTAATTTGTTTAACTTAGTATTAATAGTCATATCCCTTTTCCATGCGTCTAGCGCATATATCAATTATTTGTTGTTTAATAGCTAGCACACCATTTAAAAAGGACTATCCAATTAAGGATAGCCCATTTAGTTAGAACACCCAACGTAATACAGGTGAACCGTCTTCATGTGTAAGCGGTTCATGCTTATCATCAGTAGCCTGTACAGTAGTAGCATTAGCAAATGCCGATGCTTCATCAGCTGACATATCATAGCCCTTTACATATACATCAGGATTAGGATTAGCACACCAAGCGAATTGGTCAAATCCTGTACTAAAGATAGAACGTTTAACACCTACAAGCATAGATTTCTTAGAATCAGATACTTTAACAACTCTTGCAACATTTTTCATGGTTATATGGTTTTAATTGGTTAATACTATAGTTATGTATGGAAGGTGTCTGGGGACTTTCCTCACTAATGTTAAGTGGGGAGGGTGTTTGGGGCTGCATCACAAATCTATACACACAAAAATTTATAAAAAATTTTACAAAAAATCATTTTTAAGCTATATAAATAAAAAGAAATTTGGTGGTTTTATAAAAAAGTACTACCTTTGTACTATGAATGAGGAATATGAACAACAACAGTTTTGGGAAGATAATGAATTTACCATTAGAACTTATGAAGATGGTTCCTGGTTATTTGGTAATAAAAAGCGGTGGAAAGAATTAGAAGAACTTGGTAAATTAGGATATTGGAATTATGTTAGACTAAGAAAATGGAAAGACCATGATATGTTTATTGAGGGGTATAGAGCAGATCCTGTAGTATTTGAAGAAACTGAACAACAAAGATTATTTGATGGAACTATTAAAAACAAATCTGAATTAATTAAACTAATGCAACAATTAAATATTAAATAATATGAAAGAAATAATAGCAAATCTAGACCATACATATACCATTAGAATGATTGATGGTTGGTCATTAACAGCAAATGCATCTGAAGTAGAAAAGATGTTTAATGAATGTTTTGATAAAACAATATTACCAATATTAAAGAAATTACAATAATATGCAAAATAAATCACGAAATTTTAAAGATCATGAAATTAAAGGGGTATTACCAGATGGTAGTATTTATCTAAAAGATGGTGTAACTAGAAAGAGATATAATGATTCAATTCAACCTGAAGATTTAGACCCACAAATTAACTATGCTTTAATCAACTTTGAAAAAGCAGAGAAATATTATAAATATGTAGAAGGAATGGAGGATTATGAAAGGGATTAAACTAAAGTTGATATACTTATGGTATGATTACCTACAGTATAAGAGAGTTAAATATGGTACTAAGCTATTTAGACTTGATAAGAAGATAGATGCTTTAGAAGTAAAGTATATGGGTGTAGAACCTACTACAGTTGATTGGTCTAAGTATGAAGCTGGTATAGACCCTTATGTAGAAATTAAAGAAATAGATCCTTTTAAAATTGATGAAGATGATATATGTAAAAATTAAATATTGGTTGGTAGGTAGATATATAGAATTTTTAAGAACTTATATTTATAAGGATAAAGTAGAAAGACGGGGTAAATCAATTCATACCATATGTCATCCTAGTACTTTAAAATATATAAATATACAACAAAAACTATTCTATATATTAGCAGAAGCTAATTTTAAAGGATTTGATAAGATTGTTAATACACCTTCATTAAGAGTATCTGAAGATATAAAACATGAATTATCAGGAACTCCTATAATAGATTTACAATTAGCTAAGAGATTTCTAAAATAATTAAGATTTTATTAGGATATATCAAAAATAATAACTATCTTTGTATTTATGAGCATATAGTTAAATATATACCATCCCAGAGGTGAAATAGAGTATGGGATTAGACGGAGGGTTATAGTACTAAATAAGTAACGAAATGTCCCCTTCAGCTCAGAAACAGACTTTGAAATACAGGGAATTAGATAGCTGGTGCATTAGGTAAGAAGTAGCCTCTTGAATTAACAAGACCAAAGCAACCAGATACTAGGAAACTAGTAGGGCTCAACACTGATCTAAGGAAATGTTCAAAGTTAATATCGGTTATAAGTGATTATAACTCTAAACTAGAAGGGGATAAGTATGTCCTATAATAAGGGCTGTTATATAATAATATAACGAAAGTTATTATATTGCTACAAAATTGATTATATTAATAGTACAAGCTCTCTAAGCATTGATGATGATGTCCATACTTGTAATATGGAGGAATGGGGTTTGAGTCCCTGAGAGAGCTCTTAACAAAAGGTAAAGGAAAATGGAATATAAAATAAAGGTTAATAAGTATAGTATCTATAAAGCTATTTTAACAATAGCTAATTTTAGTTTAAAACTATCTCCTATGGAGATTGATATATTAGCTACGTTATTCAAGTATGGTTTTTATACCATAACTGCTGAAGCAAGGGATATATTAAGGAAAGCTTTAGACAAAGACCAGTATAGTATTAATAACTATATTAAAAGACTTAAGGAGAAGAATATGTTACTTGAAGGTGAAGATAAGGAGATACATATTAATCCAAGTTTAAAACAGATTGTTGAATCCAATGAAATAACATTTAAGTTTGATACAGATAATTAAATATAAGGTTTATAAACCTGTAGGTGAAGATAAAGAGGAGTTTATTGAAAGGATTACTGATAACTTAGATATGTTTGTACATAAACGTACTGAGGATTTAAGTATATTAGTTACTTATGATAAAGAGGATGAAACAATAGAAGTTAAAACATTAAGACTTAATGAATACGCAAATTGAGGATATAATAGATCAAATTTATAATAAGAGTACTGGTATATCGAGGGAGGATATTAACAGGGTTATTAAATCACAGTTTAAGATTACTCAGGAAACAATAAATGCTAAAGGTAGTAAAACTGTTAATTGGATGTATTTAGGTAAAGTTAAACCTACTCCATTTAGATTAAAACAATTGAGTAATGAGTAAGTTAAAGGAAATTGTAGATGGTTGGTATAATGATGCTAATCCTACACCAGAAATATTAGCAATGGCTGAACCCAGAGCTAAGATATGTTCTGAATGTCCTGAAAATAAATTTAACATCTGCCTTTCTTGTGGATGCCCACTGAGTAAAAAGACTAAATCACCTACAAGTAAATGTCCCTTAAATAAATGGTAGTATGAATGTAGAACTAGAAATACTTACAGACGTATATTCACCTGATGGTGTTAAATGTATAAAGAAGGATGTTATATACAAGAAAGTATTTGAAACTAATGATATAGAAGCAGAACAATATATTGATACTAAAGGTAAGATTGTAAGTAAATATACAGGTGTTATATACAGAGATAAGTACTATAAGGTTAATTTACCTTATGAAACTATGAAGCAATACTCACAACCATTAGTTGTGAAAGGTTTATTTGCTAAATCCTCATATCATGAAAAGACTAACACCAAAAACAAAAAACCAATTAGGAGAACAAGATGATGGTACAATACCTGAAGAGTTCTTAGATAATACAGGGGAAACAGAAGTAAAACATATAATAGATGGGAAAAAAGGTAAACAAAAAGGTAGAGGAAAAACCATTAGAAGAAAAGACAATAATTGAGAAACATACTATTGAAGATAAGTTTCATTTAGGTCCAGCTCTATTAGATATGGATAATAAGATTAAACAGTTGTATGAAATTACATATCAGCAACACAATGCATTAGAATTTATCAATGCTTGGTTTGAACAGAATGCTAAGAATGTAGTACAAATGGATAAACCTAAAATTGAATTATTAAAGTAATGGCTAGTAAAGGAACAGTTAAAAGATCAGAAGTTAATACTACAGTGTCTATGGCTTTGTTAGAAAGTTATAGAAAATCATTGTACAGTGTTACAAACTTCTTTGAATCAGCAGCTAAGAATATGGTTGATTTAGATATTGAAACACAAATTAAAGTATCTAAAGCTATATTAGAATCTGGTGAAAAGATAGGTAAGAATATAGAATCATTAGATAAGTTAGAAGATAAAGTAAAACGTGAAGAACGTGAATCTACAACTAGACGTGGTGGAAGTGAAACAAGTTTATTTGAAGAATAATGGCTAGTAAATGTAAACACGTACCTGAAGTAGAATGGTTCACTAATACTAATGAGTTTAGAGAATCAGCTATCCATTTTGATACATGGGGTAGATATACCCTATTGGAAAAAGGTACTGAAGAGTATACTGCTTTTTGGAAAGAAGAGAATAGGAAATGTATGATTGGTATGACCAACAGTGTTGGTATTACAATTACAGGTGTACATTACTTTTATTTAAACTATGTTAGGATTAAGTCTGAGGACATTATAACTGGTAGAAAGAAATTTAACTTTCCTAGATTCTTAGATATAGATTATGATTATTTCCATTTAGTAGAAGCTGCTAGGAGAAATCACAAAGGTTTGATATTTACTAAACCTCGACGTACAGGTTTTAGTTATAAGGATGCTGCATTATGTACACATGAATATAATTTCTATAGAGATTCAGTATGTGTGATAGGAGCATTCTTAGAGAAGTTAAGTACTACTACTATGAATATGGTATTAGATAATATGAACTTCTTAAACTCTAATACTGAATGGCGTAAACAACGTAACCCTGATACTAAAGATTTTGTTAAATCAAGATTTGAAAAATCAGTAGATGGTGTTAAGGTGTGGGCGGGATATATGTCTGAAGTTAAGAAATTAACATTTAAGGATAATCCATTTGCTGCAGTAGGTTTAACAACTAATATATTTATATTTGAAGAAGCAGGTACATTAAATAACTTAAAGAATGCTTATGGTATAACTGAACCATGTTGGAAAGACGGTGATAATATGATTGGTCTTCCAATTATATTTGGTACTGGTGGAGATATGGAAGGTGGTACTGCAGACTTTGCTTATATGTTTAGTAATCCTAGACAATATAATCTTTTAGAGTTTGATAATGTATGGGAACCAGGTAAAGAAGGTGCAATATGTGGTTGGTTTATACCAGCAACTAGAGGACGTTTAGGTATATACAAAGATGAACTAGGTAAGAATCCTCAATGGAAGGATAAAGCCATGGTAGATGAAGATGGTAACTCATTAGAAGAGATTGCATTTGCATCAATTATGGATTATAGGGAAATTAAACGTAGAGGTGGTGATCCTAAGAATATACAAGATGCTATCACACAATACCCTATTACTCCTAGTGAATCATTCTTAAGAAGTTCTGGTGCTATATTCTCATCTATAGAGATGCATGAATGGTTATCTAAATTAGAAACTATTCCCTCATTAAGAGATGATAAGAAGAAAGTAGAATTATATTTTGATGTTAATGGTACACTTAAGTCTAAACTTAATCCTGATTTAATTGATATTGTAGACTTCCCATTGAAGCCTGAAGATTCTAAAGAAGGATGTGTAGTGTTATATGAAGACCCTATAGATAACCCACCTTTTGGTTTATATATAGCAGGTTGTGACCCTTATGATCAAGATAAAGCTAATACAAGTGAATCATTAGGTTCATTCATGGTATATAAAAGGTTCTATCACAATGGTACATCTTATGATAAGATTGTAGCAGAGTATACAGGTAGACCAAACAGAGCTGATGATTTTTATGAGAACTGTAGAAAGTTATGTATATTTTATAATGCTAAATGTCTTTATGAAAATCAATTAAAAGGATTAAAAGGTTACTTTGAACAAAAGAATAGTTTACACTATTTATGTGAGCAACCTCAAATCATAAAGGACATTGTTAAAGACTCAAAGGTTAATCGTGGTTATGGTATACATATGAACAGAGGTTCTGGTGGTGCTACAGGTATTAAAGACCAATGTGAGATATACTTAAGACAATGGTTATATGAAGAACGTACTGATGTTAATGGGGAACCAATAATGAATTTACATACTATAAGATCTATAGCATTATTAAAAGAACTTATAGCATATGATAGAGATACGAATACAGATAGGGTAATTGCATTAATGCTATGTATATTACAAAAACAAGAGATGCATAAGATTCATATACAATCTACAACACCTCAAACACTATTAGAGATGGATCCATTCTTCTCTAAGAAATATTTTCAAAAGAACATTCATAATAAAATTAAATATTAAAAATGGGTTTACCAAAACAAAAATTATCCATACTCCAAAAGGATGAAACATGGAAACAACAAACAATAGATTATTATGAGAGATTATCATATACTTCTGCTACAGGTAATAGAACTTCTAATTTCACTAAATTAGTTAACTACGACCTTTACAATGGAAGATTTAATAAAGCTGATTTAGAATATGTTTGTAATCCATTAGGATTAGCTGAGAATGAATTCCCTGCATCATTACAACATTATGATGTTATTAGTCCAGCATTAAATTTATTAATTGGTGAAGAAACTAAAAGACCTGATAACTGCTTAGTTATTTCAGAATCACCTAATGATATTAATCGTAAGAACCAAGGTTTAAAAGAGAAGATAAATGCTTTATTAGAACAAGAGTTAATGGGTGCAATTGATCCTAGTACTATAGACCCTAATAATCCTCCTCAAACACCTGAACAATTATTAAAATATGAAAAGCATAATCCTTCAGATATAATTGAATCACAAGCTAATAAAATACTTAAATCTTTAAAGAAGAAATTAAATACTAAAGAGTTATTTAAGAAAGGATTTAAAGATGTATTAATTGCTGGTGAAGAGATATACTGGACAGGAGTTAGTAATAAAGAACCAATTGCTAGACGTTGTAATCCTGTAAATACTACAGTTGTATTAGATGGAGATAGTGATTTTATAGATGATGCATTAGCTGTAATAGAAGTTAGAATGTTAGCTCCTAATACAATTATTGATGAATTTGGTGATAAGTTAACAAATAAACAAGTAGCAGAATTAGAAACTTTAGTTAGAAGTACTACAACAGCTTATAATCAAGCAGGTTACAATAACCCTGTATTTAGATTATCAGAACATGGTAATACAGTTGATTCAGGTGCTAGTTCAATTAATACAGGATTTGGTTCTACATCAGGAGGTTTTAATCAACACTTAATACGTGTAGTTAGAATTGAATGGAAATCATTGAAGAAGATGTATAACTTATCATATACTGATGTTGAAACAGGGGAACTTGTTCAAACACTAGTAGATGAAACATTTAAATTATCAGTATTCAAGATGCAATATCCTGATGCTAAGACTGAAGAATTATGGATCAGTGAAGCATGGGAAGGTATTAAGATTGCTAAAGACATGTATATTGATGTTAAACCTAAAGCTAATCAAAGACGTAGAATGGATAATCCATATCCATGTAAATTAGGTTATACAGGTTTAATATACAATGCAACTAATAGTATTAGTGTATCACTTATAGATAGATTAAAACCTTATCAATACTTATATAACATTATATCTTATAGATTAGAATTAGCATTTGCTAGTGATATGGGTAAGGTTATGTTAATGGACTTAGCACAAGTACCACGTAGTGAAGGTATGGATTTAGAGCGTTGGATGTATTATATGAGAGCTATGAAAATTGCTTTTATTAATAGTCATGAAGAAGCTACTAAAGGTACTCAAACTGGTAAAATTTCAAACTTTAATCAATTTCAATCAATTGATATGAGTTTAGCTAATGTTATACAACAGTATATTCAAACATTAGATTATATCAAAGGACAAATAGCTTTTATCAGTGGTGTATCACCACAACGTTTAGGTGCTATTAGTTCTAATGAATTAGTAGGTAATGTACAACGTTCTGTAGAGCAATCTGCATTAATCACTGAATATCTATATGATTCACATAATGAAGTTAAACGTAGATTCTATACATCATTAATTGAAGCTGGTAAAGTAGCTTATAGAGATGGTTTAGTTACTCAATACATAATGGATGATATGAGTATCGAGATGTTACAATTAGAAGAGTTTGCATTAGAGAATAGTGAATTTAATGTATTTGTATCTAACAGTTCTGCAGATAATGCAATTAAAGCTGAATTAAAAGAATTAGCTAGATTAGCTATTCAATCTGATAAAGCAGATTTATCTGTAATTATTGATACAATTATTAATGATTCTCCTAGAGATATTGTAAGAATCTTACAACGTTCTGAAGAAGCTAAGTATCAAAGAGATGCACAAGCTCAACAACAACAGTTACAAGCTCAACAAGCTCAACATCAAGAAGCCATGGATATGGAGATGAAGAAACTTGATATGGAACAATATAAGATTGATACGGATAGCCAAACTAAACTTCAAGTAGCTGAGATTAATGTTTATTCAAGACAAGAGAACTTAGACCAAGATGGGGATGGTATTCCAGATCCAATTGAATTAGCTGCTCAATCATTAGCTGAACGAGAAGCCTCTTCAAATGCTTTTAGAGAAGACTTAAGGTTAAAGATAGACAAAGATAAGGCTGATAAAGAAGTATCGTTAAAAGAGCAGGAAATAGCTAATAAGAGAAGAGTTGAAGATTTAAAGATAAAAGCTATCCAAACTCAAAATAAATCTCAAGAGAAAATAGCTAACGATGCTAATAAATTAAAACGAGAAGAAATGAAAAATAAACTTGAAGTAGAGAAGATGAAACTTCGTGCTGCAAGAGCTAAATCAAATAAATCTAAATAATGAAATTACCTATAACTAAAAAAGAAAGTATAACACCAAATGAATTCTTTGGTAAATTATTTCAAATAAGAAATCAAATACATTTAACTCACCTCAAAGTAACTGGGGTGGGTTCATACGCTTCTCATAAAGCTTTGAATGAGTTTTATGATGGAGTATTAGGCTTAACAGATTCATTGATTGAATCATATCAAGGTAAGTATGGTATTATAGATATAACAGTTCCTGAAGCTAAAGCAGGGGATGCTATAAGTATTATACAATCATTAGTATCATTAACAGATGGGGGTAGTGTATATACTTCTTTTAAAGAAACATGGATTCAAAATCAGATTGATGAAATAAGTGCATTATGTTATTCAACATTATATAAGTTAAAGAACCTAAAATAATATTGCGCTATATACATAGTTCAGATTTAGTATTTATATAGTAAATAAATAACCTCCAAAAAATTTGGAAAATATAACGAATCCTGTTATATTAATAGTATAACAAAGGAACTAAAAAGGGAAAAATGAGTAAAAAGGAAGAAAAGCTTGAAAACCCATTCAATACATTTGATATATTGAAAGGACAATTTGTACAACCACCTACTGATGATTCAGATGAATTACCTGAAGATGATGATACTTTAGATTCAAAAGATGATAAAGGTTCAGAGTTTTCACAGGAAAGTGAAGATGCTTTACAAAAAGTTATAGAACAACAAGCTAAAGCTAAGGATAAAGCTAATACAGCTAAAACTGATAATGATGATGAAGATTCTGATGAAGATGATTCTGATGATAATACAAATCAAAGTAACGGTTATATAGATGCTATTAAAGATTTATCTCAAAAAGGTATATTGGAATTTGATTCTGATGAAATTGAAGATTCAGAAGAAGGTTTGGAGAAAGCCATTAATGAAACAGTAAGTAATAAGATTAAAAAACATATTGCTGGTTTTGGTGAAGAAGCTATAGATTTTCTAGCATTTATTGAGAATGGTGGAAACCCTAGAGATTTTATAACTACTTACTATGGTAATCAATCTTGGTCTGAATTTGATTTAGAATCTGAAGCTGCTCAAAAAACTGTTATCAGAGAGCAAATGAGATTAGCTGGTGAATCACCAGAAGATATTGAGGACATGATTACAACTTATGAAGACTCTGGTATCTTAGAAAAAAGATCTAAAATAGCTAAAGATAAACTAGTTAAAATTGAAGATAAACAGAAAATTGAATTAGTTGCGGCACAAAAGGAAAGAGATGCTGCTGAAAAAGCTGCTAATCAAAAATACTGGAATGATTTTAAATCAGACCTTGATAAGAAAGAGGATATTAAAGGATTTAAATTAACTCCTAAAGTAAGAGAAAGTCTATGGAAACATATGACTATGATTGATAAAGCAACTGGTAAAACAGGTTATCAATTAGCTATTGAGAATGATAGAGATGCACAATTATTATTTGCATTACAATCAATGAATAAATTTGATATTTCTAAATTAGAAAAACAAGTTGAAACTAAAGTTGTAAGTAAGGTAAGTGGATTAATTAAAAACTATCAACAATCTAGCAAAGAAAAGATTTCAAGTGGTAGAACACATGTAGATAAAGATGGAGAAGATCCATTTGCATTATTTGGTTCTATCCGTTCATAAGACATTAACTTAAAAATTATAACATAAAAACATGCAATTAAGTGATTTACAAATAACAACAGGTAACTGGCACAACGGCTTAACACAAGCTAGTCATTTACATACATTCTTTTTAACTAAACCAGAACTAGCTTCTGAGGTAGTTACTCGTGTGTATAACAAAATGAATGGGTATAAGAATGCTTTAAGCTTCTTAACAACAGGTACAGGTCGTACAAAAGAATTAAACGATATTATCTATCGTTGGCCTTTAATGGGTGACTCTGAAAAAGCAGTTCCTATTTCTGTAGCACAATCAACATTTGGAGATGGTGGTTCAACTCCTGGTATTAACTTTACAACTTTCCGTGTAGGATGTCCTGAAAAATGGTTTACTATTGGTGATGTATTAGTACCAGATGATACTAAATATCAATTCCGTGTAATGTCTGAGCCTTATCAATCAGGTGCAGATTATATCTATGAATTACAATTAGTTACAACAGACCCTTCATTATATGTACCACCTTCTTTATTAGATGCAGGTAAGGAATTATCAAAAGACTACAACATTGTAGAACATGATCATTCTAGAACATCTGGTGAAACTCACTACGCAATACCGTTCATGATGGAAAACTACATGAGCACATTCCGTAAGATGTATGCTGTATCTGGAGCTGCTCAGGAGAAAGTAATGATTATTTCATTAATGGATCCAGCTTCTAAAAAAGTATCTAATACTTGGGTAAAATATGCAGAATGGGAATTCTGGGCTCAATGGATGGATGAAATTGAAAGAGCTTTAATCTATGGTAAATCCAATGTTAGACCTAACGGTACAACTAACATGAAAGGAGCATCTGGTAATGCAGTATACTCTGGAGCAGGATTAGAAGAGCAAATTGCACCAGCTAACAAACGTTACTACACTACTTTAACTGAGCAAGTTATTCGTGATTTCATGGATGATTTATCATATAACGGTACTGAAGATGGACCTCGTGAATACGTAGCACTTTGTGGTCGTCAATTCATGAATCTATTTGACGAAGCAATGAAAAAATCTGCATCTAACTTCACGTTAGTTGATAGTAAATTCATTACAGGTTCAGGACAAGAATTATCATTAGGTGGACAGTTCATTACTTATGTAGGTTTAAATGGAGATAGAATTACTTTAAAAGAGTGTCCATTATATAACTCAACAGTACGTAACCGTCAATTACACCCTTGGACTAATAAGCCAGTAGAATCTTATAAAGCTACTTTCTTAAACTTCAAGATGAATTCTAATGGTGAGTCTAATGTACAGAAAGTTTACCATAAGGGACGTGAAATGGCTTCAACTTATATTGAAGGATTAGCTTCTCCATATGGAATGAAGAAAAATGGTACATCTAGTTCAGCAGTTGATGGATATGAATTCCACTGTTTATCAGAATGTGGTATCATGTTAAAAGATCCAACTGATGCAGGACAATTAATTTTAGATGTAGCAAGTATTGCTTAATAAATATTAAAATATAGGGGGTGTAAAAAGCCCCCTTATATTAAACAAAAGGTAAGTAAAAAATTTAAAGTAAGGAAAGAAATGTTTGAAGGACCAAAGGAAGTAATGTTAAAAAGAATACCAAGACCAGGATATTTTGGTATCACTAGTTATTCAAAATCTACAACAGGTTTTGGAGCTGAAATTAGTAAAGATGGATATAATACTGGATTAACTCCTGATGAGGAGAAATATTATGAAGGTAAATTGAATCTTAAACCTGGAGAATTAGCAAGACATAGTTCTTGGTGGACAGAAGTATTTAATGTTGATTATTGCATTAAAGCTTTTAATACCAAAACAACAACAGTTGTATTGAATGGACCTCTTGACCAATTAAAATATAAAGTGATGTTAGCATCATCTAAAGTAGCTAATTCAGAATTAGAGAAATCTAATCCTAAATATGAGTTCTACATTGTAGATGAAGAAGCTAAAGCACGTAAAGAATCAGAGATATTTGATTATGAAATGGAGTGTATGGAACTCATCATTAAATTAAGTCCTGAAGAAAAACGTAGTGCTTTAAGATTATTTGGTAAAACAGGAGTTGATAATTTAAGTGAATCTGTAGTAAAATCAGAATTACATAAAGAATCTAAGAAAGATCCAAAACTGTTTATTGATACCTTAAATGATAAAAGGTTAAAAACTAAGATGTTAATTAGTGAAATGCTTGATTATAGAGTCCTTAATAGAAAAGGTAATTATTATATGAATGGTGACGACACAATTGCAAATAGTACTGATGAGTGTGTATCATACTTTGAAGACTTAAAAAACCAATCTATTGTAATAGCATTGAGTACAAAATTAAAGAAACTTAAAAAGGATAAATAATAATGACAATTTCAGAAGCTCATCTAGCATTTAAATTTGGTTTAGATAAAGTAGACTCTCTGAATTATCCTAATTTTTTATCTGAAGAGATAGATTTACTTTTGAATCAAGCTTATAAAAGATGGGTTAAGCAAAGATACGGTAATACAAACATTAAGAGAGAATCTTTTGAGGAAACACAGAAAAGGACTGAGGATTTAAAAAACATCGTTAAAACGGCTGTATTAACTCCACAAGCATATTCTGTAGACAACATAGATACTAACTCAAGGTTTGTAGTTTTACCAACCGACCATTGGTTCAATGTTCAAGAAAGAGTAAAGTTAAGTTATACCTGTGGTGGTAGTTCAACTCAAGAATACGTTCAAGTAAGACCAATACAACATGTGGAATTTGATAAAGTTATTAGTGATGAATTTAAAAAACCTGATAATACTAAAGTTCTTAGATTAATGGATAATGGTAAGGTTGAAATCATATATGCAAGTGGTACATCAATAGTTGAATACAGACTTAGATATATAAAACAACCTGTAACAGTTAGTTTAACAACAGGAGTTACTTTTGAAACTAGTGAACATACTCATCAAGAAATAGTTGATATGGCGATACAACTTGCTTTAGAAGACATAGAATCAAAAAGAACACCTACGTTTAATAATGTAAACAATACTAATGAATAGTTGTATTTATAAAATAACTAATTTAGATAATAATAATTTTTATATAGGTTCTACGAATAATTTTAATAAAAGAAAAGTTAACCATTTATATTTACTAAAAACTAATAAACATCCAAATATTTTTTTACAAAATTCTTGGAATAAACATAATGGAAACTTTAAAATTGAAATTGTTGAAAAATGTCTAACAGATATTTTATTAAAAAAAGAGCAGTATTATATAGATTATTTAAAACCTAAATATAATATTTCTAAAATAGCAGGAAGAACAACAGGTATTATTTGTAAAGAAGAAACAAAATTAAAAATATCCAAAGCAAATACAGGTAAAATTAGAAGTGCTGAAACTATTAAAAAACTAAAAGATTCTTGGAATGGTAAATATAATAATTCAAAAAAAGTATATTTATTAGATTCTAATAATAGATTAATAAATTCATGGAATTCTTGTGGAGATGCTTCTAGAGAATTTGGTTTAAATAGATTAACATTTAGTAAATTAGCTAGATTAAGTAAATTAATAACAAGTAATAAATCTAAATTAAAAGGTTATATAATAACTTATAACAAAACACTAATAGATAATACAAAAGAATAATGAGTTCAATTCAATATCCAGTAAAAACGTCTTTAGGATCAGACGTAAATAGTTTTCCTAAAACACAACAAGCTAAGATTGTAGAAATCATTGATGCTATTAACTTAGTTGGTACAGATGGTTTAGTTGTAGCTTCAGGTTCTCAAGTAGGATCTAATACTCCAACAATTAATCAACCTTCTGGAACAATTACAGTAGGTAGTGTAGCAACAGCAGGATTAGCTTCTAGAACTGTAACCTTAACTAATAGTTTCATTACGGCAGATTCTAAAGTATTTGTAAGTCTTGGTGATTATGGTGGAACAGGTACACCAATTGTGCAAAAAGTAACTCCAGCAGCTGGTTCAGTAGCAATTGTAATTTACAATGCTCATGCTACAGTAGCTTTATCAGCAGCATTTGATTTAGACTTTTTTGTAGTAAACTAATAAGTAAATTAAATAAATTAAATAAATTAAAGTAAAACATTAAATTAAAACACAATGAGTAACAATTTACACAGAGTACAAAATATTTTTATTAGTAATGGTAACGCATTACCAGCTAATGATGCAGCAATCACAGCAGTAACCGATGGACAAATTGGTATATTTGGTCGTGATATGAAAGCATTAGACCCAGCAGGTAATGATACAATTACTACACAACCTTCTATCTACATTGTTCAGGGTAAAACTGATACAGATGGAACTTTCTACTGTAAACGTTCAATGAAAATTGATGGTACATCAGTATTACGTTATGAGGGTAAATCATACGAAGCACCTAAACGTGAAGTATGGGCTATTGGTTATAACCGTAAAACAGCAGCAGGAACTATTGAAGTTAATAACTCAACAGATTATCAATTCTCAATTGTATTAAAGAATAACAAACATTTATATTCTGAAAGACAACAAACATTCCGTGTTAATTTTACATCTAGCTCAACAGCTACAGGATTAACTATTGCTACACAAATTACAAATGCAATCAACAACTCTACTTATAGTTCAGATATTATAGCTGTAACAGTAGGTAATGGTACAGGAGCTTATGGTTTAACTGGTGCAACTGAATGGGGTACTGAAATCACAGCTTTAGATGTTAATCAATACTTATCTACTACTTATACATTAAATCAAGTATATTTCACAGTAGCGGTAAATGATAATACAGGTTTTGGTGATGCTACTACTTGTGCTCAAATTCAAGGATTTGATTCAGGTAATGGTACTTACAACCAAGTATATACAGCTGAGAACTTTGATTTCCAATACGAAGGTGTTATTAACCGTACAACTTGGCCAATTCCAGTTTTAGACTATTCTGCAACTAGTGCTTTAATTAGTTCTACAGCAATTGCTGAAACTGTTGATATTACCACAGGTTCTGATAAAGTAACTTTTAGTGCTACAGTTGCAGCTAAATTAAAAGCTGGTGATAAAGTATCTTTAGATGCAGTAGCTTATGAAATTAAATATTTCATTTCTTCTACAGTAGCTATTTTAACTTCTGTTGCTACAAGTACTAATGCAACTGGTGCAGTAATCTTGAAAGTGAAATATGATTTAGTAACTATTGAATTTAATGATGCAATCAATGGTCCAACAGGAAACATTGCTGTAGCTAATAAATCAGTTGTTATTGCAGTACCTGCATTAGACTCAGGAGATGCTTATAATGGTGTTTCTGCAGCAGGACAAGATGTTATGGATATTTTAAATGCTTGGATGGCTACAACACCTGCAGCATTAGCTAATATCTCTATCTAATAATTAAATATATATGGAAGGGTAAATAGATATATAAACATATTCCTTTACTTTTGTTTCTGTAAAGCCCTGGTGATAAACTTCCTTCCTAATCACTGGGGCTTTACTATTTTAATAAGTTAACAAAAAATTAATGGCTTTAACTCCTAAGATAGATTTGTGTGTAATTAATGATTGTACACAAATTAGATTCAGTGAAGATACTGGATTTTATCAAACAACAAATACTGGTGGATATGGTGCTCCTAACTTAGCTGTTGCTAGTGCAACTACTGCTGTGTTAGTTATTACAACACCAGATTTAACAGATTATACTATAGATTTATTTGCAACTACAATATTTCCATCTAATGTATTATATACAAGTTATGATATTCCTTTAGCAAGTATTGGAAGTCCTGATTCAATTGAAGATGGTGAATGGAAATTTGTATACACTGTAAGTGATGGTGTAACTTCATATTCTACGACAGTTTATAAATACTTCTATTGTAATTCAGCATGTTGTGTTAAACAGATGCTAGCAAACATAGATTTAACTTGTGATTGCTGTAAAGAGTCTACAACTTATAAAAATTATCAATTAGCTTGGGTACAATTAGAATCACTTAAAAAAGCAGCAGCATGTGGTGATGCTGATAATTTTGCAACTATTAAAAAGATAGTAGATAAATTATGTTTAAATAATGGGTGCAAAACTTGCAAATAACAAATAAAAACACTATATTAAATATATAACAAATGTGTACAGATTGTAATGAAATAACAATACCTACTGGTCCAACAGGAGCTACTGGAGCCACAGGTGCAACAGGGGCTGCTGGTATAGCAGGTGCTCCAGGATTAGATGGTACTAATGGTACTACAATATTAGCAACTTATAATAGTTTAACAGGTGTTGGTACACCTGCTAGTTTATTAGAAACTAGTTTATTTAACTATAATATGCCAGCTAATACTCTTAATGTTAATGGAGATGAATTAGAATTATATGTGTATTATTTATATAATGCTACAGATAGTACTACTCTTAGAGTTAAATTAGGAGCTAAAATTATAACAATTAATAAAACTAATGCTCAAAATTTAGGATGTTTCTTAAAAATTAATATCTCTAGGATAGGTGCTACTTCTCAACAATGGACTATTGAAGAAACATCAATTGATGCTTTAGGAGTTAAAACAATAAGTGTAATGTCTGTAGATAGTTCTACTGTAGATTTAACTACTGTATTAGCTGTTGAAATTACAGGACAAAATAATACTACAGCAGTAGCTAATCAATTAGTATTGAAAAAAGCTACAGCTTATAAATACGCAGTATAATGAATGCTACTAACTTAAATATAGTATTAACTAATAGTTTATGTTGTATCTCAGCTCAAGCAGCTAAGGTATCTAAACTATATTCTATAGGTGGTAAGTGTGCAGAATCTGAATTACAAAAACTTAAATTAATGAATGATTGGTTTGAAGCATTAAGATGCTATAATGCTGAAAGTTCAATTAACTCTAAGTTTATGGTTAGATTAGATTATGAAGTATATAATAGTATTTTAAAAGCTACATCTAATGTAGGTAGAAGATATGTTATAACGGTAAATGGTGTAGAATATAGTGTAGATGGTGATGGTGTAACATCAGTAGGTGATTTAGTAGGAGCTTTAATATTATCTGCTACAGGAGTAATATCCTTAGTTGTAGTAGAAGATCCTGATGGACGTCTTCCTAGATTTGCATACTTATACATAGAAGCAGATTGTGATGTAACTACTATTAATTATCAAGTAATTAGAATAATAGATGAAGTAGTATTAACTGATATAGACTTTACATTATACCAAGCAGGGTTATGTACTATAACAAACTGTTTAACAGAAACTCAATTTAACACAATGGTTCATAAGCTAATGAGTGCTTGTGATATATGTGATTGTCAATTAACTCAATAAAATTAAAACATAATGGAACAATTTGGAAATCAAAGTAAGAGTTACTTAAGTGCATTACTTAAAAATAGTAATAATTCTTTTAAGGCTTTTTCATATGAAAGTATTACTGTTGATGGAACAGTTAAAAATTTAACAATACCAATTAATGCAAAATACGCATTAATTACTGTAGAATCTGATGTTACTAGTGGTGTAGTAGCAAGATATTTGGAAACTAAACAAACACCAGTATCTACAACAAATGGATTATCATTAAGAGATGGTTCCGTAATTGATATTACAGATGCTCAAAATTTAATAGGATTTCAAATAACACAAGCACAAGCTGGTACACATGTTATAAAAGTACAATATTATAAATAATGAATAATAGCAATAAAAATAATAGATTAAATTTAACTTTTAGAAATAATAAGTTAAAATTATTTCCAAAACATAAACTTGATATATTTAATAAATCTTTATTTAAATATTCAACTGAGGCTAATGCTTTATTTGATAAATGGGAAGCATTAGGAACTCCTGCAACAACTACAAGAAAAATCCAAGTAAATAACACTATTAACACATTAAAATCCGCTAATATTTGGGGTGAATTGGATTGTCTTTATATGTGGGCATCACATAGTAAATTAGCAGCTTGTGTTGATTGGAAAAACCCCACCACACGTTCAGCAACTTTAAACAGTGATTATGTAGGATCATTTGTTACTGATGATTACATGGTTTCCAATGGCACATTTTGGGTAGACACAAATTACAATCCAGGTAACGGAGGAACATATAAGTTTTTAAGAAATGATAATAGCTTTGGTACTTATTTTAAAGATCATAATAACATTACAGCAAACGTTTTAGATTTATCCGCAACAATAGCTGCAAATAATGGTAATGAGTTGTTTATTACAGGTAGCTTTTCTGTTACTGGTGAGAATAATACGAGTGTAAATAGGGCGGCATCAAATTATACTGTAGCTGGTTTAAAAAGCGTTAAACGTACAGCTTCAAATTTATGGAAGTTTGAAAATGGAGGATACGATCCTTATGCTGGTTCAACAACATATAACCCAGATGCATCAACAGCTATACCAAATTTAAACTTTTATCAATCTTGTAGAAATGTTAATGGGGTAAGAAGTTTGTTTTCAAGAAAAAGATACTGTTACACTTTCTTTGGCTCATCTTCAATTGATGCTTTTGTTTTAAACAACGCAATAAATATTAATTATCTAACACCATTATCTATTAATTTATCTAAAAGAATTATGTTTAATGGTAATAGCTTTACGGCTGCTAATACTTATATACAACGTTCTTTAGTTAACATTAATCAATACAGTTCTTTAGATAT